GGTTCGTTGCTCTTTACCTTTACCGGCGCTGCCACGAGCATCACGTTCTACATATAGTTGTGATTCAATTTGTTGGATGCGTGTATCAAAACGTCTCATACATGTACTTATACTCCAAGCAGTTCAAAAAGGTCAGTTTGAGTTTGCATGCCCGGTCTTTTCAGACGCCAATCCACAGCTTCATAAAATCTTTCGATTATACTATACACAATTTTATCAAACATTTTCTCAATGTCTGGCTTGAACGTTTCGCGAAACTCTTCTGGTAAGTAATATTTGTATGCCATTGTTGGTATGCCATATCGATTCGGTTGCATCACATAGTAGTATCTTATTTTGTCTCCGGAACCTATAGTTTCATACTTGTCTGCAAGTTTATACTTGTCTAGCAGCTGGTTGTAGATATACGATGACTTGATGTGTATTGGCATGCCTTTCACAAAAGTGAACCCATCACAACGTTCTGCATATTTATCGTACTCCTTTGCCCCCATCACAAACGCGAAATCTTCAATAGGTAATGATTTGAATTTCTCATATGTTTCAATAAACATGTCATTGGTTTGTTGTTTGCTTTTGGTTTGCATCATGGTTTCCACAATCTTTTTAATATATGGCTTGAGAGCCGCTGGTAGTGTGGTTCTCACAATCTCTACACCTGTGTATTTGTACTTGTCACATGCAAAGCCCTCATCATCTAACACGTGCAACACGTATCGTTTTTTAGCGATGAACACACCCACATCTGCCATCGCTTCTCGTTTGAACACAAATCTACAATCCTTGCTGTTCAACACTCGAGTGCCCCATTTTGTTATCTCTACATTCAAGTGGTCTTCAATATCTTGAGCCACTTGATGTGCTTTGTCTGTGACCTTGTTATTAACACTGAACGGTTCACCGTAATGCTTCATCAGTCTAGCTATGGTAATATAACTTGAATCAGTATCATTGTACACCACAGGTGTATAGCTTTGATCATCACCGCAGATGTTGTTCACATACTCTGCTAATATTTTGTTTGATCGTTTAATTACTGCTTGTCCTGTAAGAGTTATACTTCGCGCGATGTCAGCATCACCTAACGGTGCATGCTTGTTACCAAAATAACCGTACACGGTGTTGATCAAAATTTTCAATGTGAATTGTTTGATGTCAAGCCGATCGACTTCCTTTTTAAGTTGTTTGTATTCTCCGCTGGACTTGTCAAGATGCTGCATCTTTGTCTTGAGTGTGTTCAGCTGTTTTTTTATCTCAACTCTGCCCTGATACACACGATCCACAATTTCTGGCATGATGCCTTTTTGCTTTTGACTGAATAACACTTTGGCTTTAGACACTGCAATCTGTTCCTTGTTTACAAATTCTGCAAATTTTGCATGTGTTATTCTCAATACTGCTTCATTCACAAGTTTAATGGTCACGTGTGTTTCATTCTTGTCAATGATCTTACCCACCTTAGTTTCAGGTGATAAGTTCAATGAAATCATAGTGTTAGGATACAGGCTATTAGCGTCAAACGATATCACATCATCTTGAAAACCTCGTACAGGTTCTCCTACATATGCTCCTTCATATTTTGCATTTATAGACGAGTCCTTAACAAAGGTGGGTACAATTTTTTTTCTCTCGCGGGCCTTGATAACAGCAGCACCTGTTATCACCTGTAGCGTGCCCATGGCACCTTCAAGTGTTGTTAAACCAGTATATGCCATCATTCTCAACAACTCCAAATATCTCAGTTTGTCCTCTAGTCGAACCAACAGATTAACGTCCTGTACATTGTATTCAACAAATGTCTGCCAGTCATCATCTGCCAGACTGCTCAAATCTGTGTTGCCAAAATCTACTTTTCGTTCCTGTAACTCTAGCTCTCCAATCGCGTCAAGCTTGTAAGACTCTCTCAGACCAACACTGAATTTCTTGTATATATCCAGGTAATCAATACATGACAAGCCCTCAACATACCATTTGTTCTGCTCCTTACCGAATTTTGCTTGAATGAGCCTGGAATATACATTTTTAACTGGTGACAACCTCTTGACATCCTTCTCATCTAACACACGAGCTACTCTGTTTATGATGTATGGTATATCGAAAAACTCACTGTTCCAACCAGACAAAATATCTGGTGGATGTTTTTCCATATAATCTATCATCTTGCTCAACAACTCCACCTCGGTTTCACAGTGAGTATAATTGCAATTTTCGATCGGTTTTTCTAGTGGCTTCAATCCCCAGGTGATAAATTTGTTACTCAACGTGTCAAATATTGTCACTACATTGACCGTGTCACTAGCCTGATCTGGAACAGGAAAGCCATTAGGACTGTACGTCTCTATATCAAAAAAATAAACTCTCAAGGAATGCTTGCTAAAATCAGCATCTTCATTCATCTCACCATATCTATCTATAAGAAACTGCTGATCCCATCGTAAATTTTCAAACACTTTGCGTGTGCCGGTCTCACGAATATATCGATTCCTGTGTGACACGGTGCGAAACTCTTTGCGTTCCAGATGTGTACCATGTAGTGACACGTATGGTGTTTTTTGTTTAGTCTCAACATATAGGTATGGTTCATAACTACATGTTACTGTGATAGGAACCCCGGAGTCATCCCATGTGTCAATCTGCACGGTTTGATTCCTGGAATCATATGTCAAGTTTCTGTACATAGTACTATGATAGTATATAACAACAACACATGCAACTACACTTTTGGAAACACAATGTCACTTGTGCTCATGTCATAAAAATTGTCTTTGTTTATTTTGTTTATTTCAACACGATCTTTATGTTTATATGGGTGTGTATACAATTCTTTATATACGTTGATATTATCCTCCAACCACCTGTTGTTTGCAGCTTCACGAAATTTTCTGCTTATTTTCATGTAAGTGAGCTTGTTAGAAACGATTGCATCAATTTGATCCACTAGCTCTGCTCCGGTAGAAAATTTGTATGGTGTGTGTCTGTATGTTTCCATATCTTGGCATATTACCGGTGTGCCCATGGCGCAACTCTCGATGAACTTCAAATCACTTTTAGAGTTGTTAAATATGTTGTCGACCAGAGGCGCTATACACACAGTGGCTTTCAGAGACGCCAATTTTCTTGGGTAATCATATATTGGTACCCATTTATGAAACTCAATCTTGCCACTTTTTACGTGTTCTTGCAGAGGTTGTGGCACACTGCCAAACAACACCCATTGGTATTTGTTTAGTGTAGATTCAATAATTTTGTTGATGTGTGTAAAATCGTCTTGTTTAAGGTCCTTGGATTGATTGAAATGCGCGCCGGATCCGCTCCATAACACTCGAGGCTTTTTTCTCTTTTTTACAGAATGATCATATTGAACTTGTTTGTCCTTCTCATTAAAAAAACCATCCAACCAGAATCTTGGCATGAAGTTTGGAATTACAGTCACATTTTTATTGGTGGTTTTGCTCATGTAATACTTTTTCATGAAATCACATGTGACTGTTACTTCATCACACATTTGTATGATATCACGAGCTGATTGTTGTACATTGTTATTATCAAATGCCTTGCGGTATTTGTTATAATCTGGTATGTCATCAATGAACAGCACATCGTCAATCTCATACATTGTGCGCAGATGCTTTTTACTGTTCAAAAACTCACTGTATTCTTTTTGCGTCGGGCTGGCTTGTCGCTGCAATCTGACGACATTAATTGACGCCCAAAAATTTTCATCGTAACACATTGTTGTAGTGCCATGAACCACTGCATGGTGATAACCATTGAGTAATATCTCTGGCCAGATCATTCTCCAGTGGCCACATCCACTGAAATCGGCATATAAATTCACTCCACGAACTTCAGTTTTTTTACGCCGCGGCACAACTGATGGTTTGTTAGTTTGTGAGTTGTAAGATTGTTGAAACAATTGGGATGTATTTGGTTTTCCGGTCACAGTGCCAATTTGCTGTCCATGTATCATATGATTATTTACTTGTCAAAAGCTCTGGAGCAACCCGGGTGGTGACCCCGTTGCTTTTTTCTAATGTTATCACTTCATTTGTAGCGAATTTGACACTCTCTTTTCTATGAGATATCACCATCACACATTCGTCATACTTTTCAACACGTTCGTTCAAGATGTCAAGTACTAAATCAATGCCTCTTTCATCTAAACTAGAATCAAGCAGCTCATCATATATACTAAAATTGTACGCCACATCACCCTGTAACCGGCGAATGTCCATGAACGCGAAGAGACAGGCAAGATCGATGTTTTTTCTCTCTGCTCCACTAAAATTGTGATACGAACAAATTTTGCCTTTCTCGTCAATTATCTGCTCCTCGAAGTATTCATTGAACACACACATACAATTCGCATCCATCTTCTTCAAATAGTATGCCAGTTTTCCATTCAACAGCTGTAATATCTTTTTCACGATGTATGAACGCACCCCTTCCTCAGACACCACAAATTTCACAACATCAAGTTTGTTGATATTGTTTTTATGTATGTCGATACTTTGTTGAATTTCATTCAATTGACTCACAGACTCATCTATTATAGAATCAAATGAAACTCTATTGTCGTCAACTTCTTTGATATCATTTACAATATCCGCATTTAATGCTTCCAATTGATTGACTCTTTTGAGTAGATTGTCTTTTTCTTTGATATCAGCTTTCTGTTTGTTTATCTTGCTCTCACAACTATTGATGGTTGATGTCAGCTGTGACCTGATGTTTTCGACTTTATCAAGTTTCAATTTTAAATCATCAATTATTTCAACATTCTGTTTTATTAAATTCTGTAGATTTTGTTGCTCATCTTTCATGTATTGTTTGTCATGATCCGCTAACGGTCTCAAACAAGCAGAACAAATCTGCTCACCGGTACCGATTTTTGCGAATGTTTTTGCTAGATGTTCATTCTCGGTTTTATATTTGGATATACTCGACACTATGTCTGTATACTTGGCACGGCACAGAGTTATATTCTCGTTGCAGCTGTCTATTTTATCCTGGTATTCAGACACTGTTTTTGTTATGTTCAGTTTGGACCGGTTTTTAAGATTTTTAATCTCGGTTGTGTTGTGTCCTTTTCTGGATTTTAATTTTTCAATTTGCTCGTGTATGGTTTCATCTTGTTTTGATTTTTGAGCATTATACGATTCAATTTGCTTGGATGTACCTTCATATTTTGTACAACCCACTTCAAGATCTTTGACAGCCTCATTGTACTCGCCTTTGACTAATTGAAGCATGTCTCCAAACACCTGAAGATTCAAAATACCCTCGATAAATTTCCTCTTGTCCATCTTCTTTTGAGCCATGAAAGGTATCGTGTTGTTTAGAGTCATTATTATGCAGTTCTGAAAAACATCTGGTGTGCTGCACAATAAGTCTGATATATACTTGCTAGTGTTGGATATTGAATCTCTTGTTTTGTCAATACCGTCTTTGTAAATATAACACTTGGAGGGATTGAGCAATCTCACAATGCTGTATTTTGTAGAATGCTTGTTTTCAGTCACAGTAAATTCTATACATGTTTCTGTTTGACCGGTGGTTACGTTGTTTGGTACATTTTCTTTTTTGATATCACGTAACGTGTTACCGAAGATTGTAAAATATACAGCATCAGCAATTGTTGATTTACCCACACCGTTTCTTCGATCATCTTTGTCCTTGTTGATTCCAGTGATCACATTGATACCAGTGTCAAAATTTACAACCACAGGAGAGTCTCCAACGGATAAAAAATTTTTAATTGTTATAGTTTCAAATTTTATGTATTTCATTTACATTTTTTGTACAATTCCACAGTGTGTGATATTACGTCATCCTTATTTTCTATTTGTAACAATGTGACAAACTCTTCGATGGCCGTCTCGATATCGAAACCGGACATGTCGTAATCATCTGCATTGTCGTTAAATTTGTTGAAGTTGATTGCATAGTCCACATTGAACGTTTTCGGGTTGTACTGTATTAGCTTCTGTATAACAAAATCAGCTTCATCAGACATTATATTTTTATCAATAATAAATTTCACAATGTTATGCTTGAGTTCAGATTTGATTTTGTTTGTTATGGTACCAGCAGTTGTTAAATCTGATAATTTTATTTTATTGTGCGTTGGAGATATTTTGTTTTGGTGAAACGTATACTTGTTGGTTTTCAAGTCTAATAGATAATAACCTTTTGTTGTTCCAGCGTCTCCAAAATCCATTTGAAACGGATTGCCTAAATACAATATGGTTCCGTTTTTATAGACTCTCTCATCCCGGTGGTGAAAATGTCCGGTGACTACAAGATTTGTCTTGGATAGCAGCTCTTTTGTTTTGATACCTTCAGTACACACCTTGAAGTGATTCATTTTGAAAGATTCAATCTCGAAATGACCGAATATTATATCAGTCTTCACAATCTCATGACCTTTTGTCCCCCATGGGCAAAACAATAAATCACGGTCAAACGCGTGTATTTGTGTTAGTTTATCTATAACTGTTATGTTGTTCCAACCTTTGAGTATGGATAGTGAGTTGACATCAGATCGATCCTTGTAATATGCATCATGGTTACCTACCAACACAATAATGTTGAACTCTTTCCATTCTTCTAATATTTGTGTGGTGATGTGTATTGTATTGACTGCTATCTCATCCCTATAGTGAAACAAATCACCGCATATCAACATATCCTCAATCTTATGTTTACGTAGCTCTGTTTTCAACCAACTAGCCCATTCTATAGCTATATCATGCCACATGGCTCCATTTTGATGCACACCTATATGAATATCAGAGATGCAACAAACCTGTTGTTGCTTTATTTGAGGTTCCACAACCATGCTACTCGCCGGACTCGCTTGCGTATGGATTTGTAAAGTTTGGCTGTTCACTCACCTCATTATAATCAGATCCTAACAACTCATCATATACAGATTCTTGATACTCGCTTAACGCTTCACGGTGCTTTTTTTCTTTTTTGATTCTGTTTATAAATGCATGGTATGCTATTGTTGTGAAGTATGAAAACGGGTTGTATCCGGAATCTACTTTAAATTTTTGCTGTTGCAGTGCCGAAAACATTTTCACAATTGCATCACCTATCATATCGTCTTTGTATGAATAGTTTATAAAGTTTGGTGCGAAAGATAAACCACGGGCTATTTTATACACATTCTCTCCTAGCGTGTCTGGTATTGTGACATCTTCTGGCATTTGATAATAATCTCTTATTTGCTGCAACAGCTCTTTACCACTCACATAGTGCGCGCTTTTTTTCTTTTTCTTTTTTGCAGGCTTCGCAGCAGGTTTTGCAGCAGGTTTTGCAGAACTTTTATCCTGTTTTGGTTTCTGTGATTTTTTTAATGCCATAGTTAATTTTTTCCTTTTTGTAAAATGTCATTCGTTTGACCATGTGTTGGTAGCCATATTTTAATTGATCAGCTATATCCACTATTGTGAGTTTATCTTTAGATTCATGCTTTCTCAAACCCCTACCTATAGATTGTAGTATCTTGATCTTAGCTTTGCCACCACCGGCAAACACAATATAGTGTAAATTTTTAATATTCACACCTGTGGAAAATATTTTTGAAATGGCTATACACACCACATTGTTCTTGTCTTCAATTATTTTTTTAATTGTGTCTCTCTGTGATACTTCCACTTCACCTTGTATAAAATAAACTATTTTGTCTGGGCATTCTTTTTTTATACAATCATACAGTTCCTCTCCATGTCGGATATAATCGATCAATATCAAAGCGTTGTTGCTGAAATTATTCGATAATTTTGATATAATGTTGTTACGAAATGTTGATTCTATTATAAAGTCGTGCTCTTTTCTGTAACCATCAGTAGGGTCACCTTTTTTACCTTTTTCTGGTTGAGAAGCATACTCAAGCTTGAGCACTTGTGCCACTACAGGTGATATATAATCATCTTGTCTTAACTGATAGCTGTTTTTTTCAAATAGTATAGGTCCAATCAGCCCTATTATGTTCCATTGATCTATTTTCTCTTCTGGCATGGTACCTGTGAAACCAAATCTATGCGGTGTTCGTATGCCTCTGAGCACCTTGTTGATCTTGTTTGTTTTTCTGAGTTTATGTACCTCATCAACAATCACCATGTCAACATGATTGGTCCATGACACATCACTCTTGGCACTTTGTAAAATTCCCATATTGGCTATTATAACATTTGAGCCTAGATTCAAACTGTCGTTACCAGTCCATTTAGAATGCAAGAATGACACACCATACTCTTTGAAATCAGAGTGTGTCTGGTTAACAAGACCTAAATCTGGTACGATCAACAAACATTTCATGCTCTTGTTTGTTTCGAATACTGATTGTATCAGGCTAGCGATTGTTAGTGTCTTGCCACCGGCAGTCGCCAAAACACAAACACCTCTACCTATCTTCAAACACATGTCAACAATTTTTTGTTGGTACCCTCGTAATTCCAGGTTGAGTTTGGATATCTGGTTAATATTGTATTTTGGTGTCGCGATATCTCGGAAGGAGTCTTCAACAAGAATATTACCAGTAACTGACTGCGAGACTAGATACTTTTTGATCTCGTAGTACATCCCTATATCGAATTTACCACCAGGTGTTATGGCATATTTTCTACTAGGAGCAAAACGAGATCTATATCTCATGAATTTAGCAGCATCATTATTGACTGAGAAATTTTCCCTTATGTCTTCAAACATGTCACCAGACATCACACCTTTCTGACCAGATTTATCTAGAGTAAATTTTATGCTCATAATGTCTCCATTTTCATAATCTCGATCAAATTTTTAATATCAAATGACATGCTGGAAAATAATTTCTCGGCCTTTTCCAAAAACTCAATCAACAACATGCAATCGTCAATTTGTGTCTGTAACTTGATCATGGTGTCATGCTTGACCACTATTTTTTCTAATGCTGGTGTTGACACTTGGTATGTGCTGCTTTTTTTAGCATCATCGATCAGTTTTCTCTTGACTCTGTCAAACTCACCTTTCAATTTGTGTGACTCTTGTTTGTGTCTGACCAATCGACCCACCCATTTGTGTTTGATCGCAGGTAATTTCATTTGAGTCTCTTTGATGGTGAAGTCATCAAAAAACACATCTTTTTCCATTTCTTTAAGGTATGATTCTAGTGTAGACATCTTTTATACTATAAGTATATACTATAAAAGGGAATAATCAAGTTGCCATGAATTTATATGCACAAGTGTTTTTAAAATGTTTAAATGAAGATAATGTCGCTGGAAGTGGTGGTGTGTTTGGATCCTACCCTTCAGGCGATTATGCACCAGGAGACACACGTATACCACACGTGTTAGGTGCCAAGAAGCTCAAGAAAACAAAAAAGAAAAAGAAAAAGAAAAACAAACCAGACATGAGCATGAGTGCTGCATTTCCGGCTCAGACTCGTGGTGGTTCAATCTTTTCTGGGCAGGGTTTTGGGTCACATGGCACGTTTCCTGGATTTCCATCGTGATCGGGCATAATTGTTAGTACATGCCTTCCAAAAGTAAAAACAAAGGCAATGGTTTCGAGCGCGCCATTGCTCACGAACTCACTGATGTGTTTGGTTACAATTTCGAACGAGTACCCAACTCTGGTGCATTTGTAGGTGGTAAGAACAACGCCAGATACAACACGCTTTCCAAGTCACAACAATTGATATACGAAGGAGACATACTTGTACCAGATGAATTGGCTCATTTGAAAATCGAGTGTAAGAATTACAAAGATTTTGCTTTTCATCAATTGTTGACCGAGAACAAACAACTTGACAGTTGGATTGAACAAGCCGTGAGTGACGAGAAGATATGGTTTTTGATATACAAAATCAACAGAAGAGGCACATATGTGTTGATGGATGAAAAATATTATGATGAAATTAGTTCTTGCCTGTCAAACAAGAATTACATATCATACAAATGTTACACGATCGTGATGTATGATGAATTTTTCCCCAGTATAAAACATGAATTGCTTCGAGCTTCCCAACATTAGTTTTTGTTTGATCGACTATCGTCAGATAGTACTCAAAGCCGAGAAGCAAATCATCGAGGACCTGCACCAGTATGATCTGTTGCACAGCCTGAACATGAGAAAGATGGACACTAAAAAAGCGTTGTATCACCACATCATTCATGAGATTTGTGAGTCAGTCATGAATGTCAACACCAACAACAAGATAATAATATACAACAATTTTTCAAACATCGCGATGGATCTGTTCAAATACTCGAGCCGGGTGCAAGTGATCAATTTTATAAACACGTTGACACGCAATGTCAAGAGCATATTACCTGTGAAAATATATGATAATGATGAGGATTATGATATTTTTGTTGATCGGTGCAAAGGGTCAACTGCTGAGCTTCGCACCAGGTCCAATTTAATAAATGAATTTCTCAAGAAACAGCAAAGCAAACGATTTGATTTTGAGAATGCTAAAAAATTTGCCACCAAGTTTGAGTTGACCTATTTGTCAGAACAATATTTCAACAATATAAAAGTAAAGAATCTGGTGTTCCTATAAATAACTACAATGGACACATTTGACAACATGATTGCAGCTGCAGAGCCAACAGAGACCAAGTTTAAAAATTACACTGCAGGTAATGACAAGTCTCGTTGGGCAAACGTGTTTGTCACATTCTTTGAGAGTGCCGGGGTGGTGACCAGACGTGATGCAGAATCAGCTAGCAACATAGATGCTGTTGAGAACGCCGCTGCAGAACCACAAGAGTTTTTGTTGCTCATGCAACGCATGTTTCCAGGAATGTTCACGTTTGGTGATCAACCAGCACAGGAATCAACACAGGATCGATTTGTTGACATAATACAGGAGATGTTGCCAATTGGTGATGAGGAGCGTGCTGATTTGAAAAGATTTTTAGGTCGGCAGATAACCGAACATGAGATACAAGCGGTGTTGAACAACCCACAACAGCTGATAGAGTTGATACAGCAAAACTTTCCAGAGTACAACATTCAACTGGAAGGAATCATGGATCGAATCAAAAATTCTAGTGTGGTCAACAAAATTAAAAATTCTCGTGTAGGCAAAATGGTTGGTGGTGCTCGTGACATGGCCAAAGCTGGAGCGTCTTTATCCAGAGGCAAAAAATCGAGGAAAAATGTTTACGGTCAAGATGGAGCAGAATACGATGACAACGTGGATCGAGGCAAACAAGCACTAAAAAGCACCGGCAAGGGAGCGATGAAAGCTGCTGGTACCGGGCTGCGTGCCGCAGGAACCGCCGCGGCCATGGCGACAAGAGGTGTGGATAAATTGTTGGCACCAGGTGGTGGTAGTGGTGATGTGAATCCAGGTGCTTTTGGTCAACTGATGAACCAATTTCCGGTCGCCAATCCAGCTGCCGCAACCCCAAAACAACCACAACTAGAAATCAAAAAAGGACCCAATTTGAATGATGCATGGAAGCAGCCTGGATTTGAAAAAACATCAGCCGGGCTGGAAAACTTTTTAACCAACAACTACACATTAACAGACGAACAACTCAAGAAGTTGATGAGTCTCCGCAATCCAGGTGCCATCAGAAACACTGGCACCACAATCAGCAATGCCGCGATAAAAAATATCAACGACATGCTACAACAAATGGATCTGGTGGAACAAACTTTACATATGGACACATTCAGCAAAATGATACAAGACACAGGCTACCCGATCGTGGAAGCCCCAGAAGACGAAACGCTACCACCTGAACCAGCTCCTGGCGCTGAGGTCCCCGAAGCGCCAGCGGCGCCGACTCCCGACCAGTCCGTAGAGTTGGAGCCGAACGATCTGGACAAGCTGCAAGTGGACATGCTGGAACTGGTACGCAAGGCGCTGATCATCAATCCCAAAGACATCGACTCAGAAGCTTACATGAAAATAACCACCGCGGTGGACTTCAACAATCTGATGGAGCTCAGACCGTTGCTGACCAAACTGGTGCAGAACCATTATCCTGATCTGGAGATGGACGAGGTCACACCAGGACCAGGAGTTTAACATGGATCACGACAACAAAAGAATCATAGAAGCGTACAATCATCAACCGGTTGGTGACGAGCACAACCCTGGAGAACCCAGCAATGTGAACACCGGTGCCATGTACCAGGCCATGGATCAACATGCTGATCTGGAACAAATCGCGTTCAAATACGAAGGCATGAGTGAGGCTCAGTTGCAAGCGCATGCCGAGGTGCTGGACGCGTTGATCGAGGCTGGTGAACAAGATCGTATAGACTACTTCAACGGAGATCGAGGAGCCCCATTCTGATGAGCAACAGAGACATAGGCAAATTGTACAGCGAGTCTGTATCACGTAAAAAGTTTGACACCATCAGTGACAGGTTCAATGAAGCCACCGTTGTTGTGAAGTATGAAGACGGCACTAAAGCTAAATTTAAATTAGAAGATGCTTATGCCAAAGCCATACAGAATAGAATTCAGGTTGACACCAACAATGTTGATGAATATATACAAAATATCATGATAAATGGTAACTGGGGAATAACAAGTCCAGGAACAGCAAAGAGCATGAGAGAGATGAAAGAGATTGTGATCAACACTCAATATGCCAAGGCCATTGATTTAGTTGCCTATCTTAGTAAGAATAAATCAAAATTATTGTCTCTGAAACAGCTACACAGTAACACAGTTGTGAATTTTGCTGATGTCATAATTGAAAGCCTGCCAGATGAGTTCAAAACTGATCGAGAAAATTTATATGATTTTATAGCACAATTGCACAGAAATATAAAGCCAGGAGCGGCAACAGGTGTAGGACTAGGAGAAGGTACATTCTCTATATTTGGTACAGCCACAAAAGGTTCAAGTGGTGACTTGAAGTGGGATGGTCAAGAAGTGGAGATTAAAACCAATGGGTATTCAGATACCGAAAAAAAGATAAGAGGTGCTATTCTTGGAGGTGATGGAACCTTCAATAAGGTTGGGGTTGAGCTAGAGAAGCTCAAACCAGAGATGAATGCTCGGTATAGAAACCGTTATGTTTCAGCAATGGAAGCGTTAGATCAATTAATCGATCAAATCGTAACAACAGAAGACAAAAATATATACACTGACTTGATCAAACGAATGCAAGATATAATTAGTCAGTATGAATTTACAGGTTTGGCGACAGTTGATAAAACTGTACCGCTGAGCAAAACATTGATGATGGTCAAGTCACCTGGCGATTTTCAAAGAATGGTTAAAGGTGATATGGCTTTTAGAGCATCTGGAGGAACAACAACCCTATACCAAGCTGTAAAAACACACATCCAGCAACGAATTGAAAAATTAGGTAACATGCAACAAGGATGGTCGTCACAAATAAACACATACCTATCTTTAGCACAAAATGAAGAGGAGATTGTTGCAGGGTTTAATGCCATCAGATCATATAATGAATGTGATATGACATCTGAACTCAAGCAATTTTTCACTAAACGTAATTCAAATGATTTTTTACCAGAAGTCAATTACATCAACTTCAAAAGACTTGTTGGTGCAATCAGCATTAGGTGTTATCATAACAAGTTGGGATTTGACATATTAACAGCTGGTAATGACGTGAACATGACCATGGCATTTATTAAATGCACGGGTGTTAATTTGGCTGGCATATATGATCAATTAGAATCCGTACCTAGTATTGATTTTGATTTAGAGGTTGATACTCAAGATCTAGGAACTGTCTCAGCTCGAACTCAAACTTCAATCGCGAAATCTCCACGAATACAGTTAAAATGAACTCGTTCAAACAATACTATCAACTCTTTCTAGAGGCTAAAGCCAACCCGGGTGTGAAATTGCACCTGAGTCATCTTGAGGATCTGGTGATCGAACAAGGCAAGGATGGTTTCAACAAGTTTGTGGAACACATCTCCAATTTCAAAAATTATGTGTATGGTCTGGACAGCGAGACTGTGGTGAATCTCAAGGTGGATGGAGCTCCAGCGTTGTACTTTGGAAAGGATCCCAGACCTGAGCAACAAGGACAATTTTTTGTGGCGAGCAAGAGCGGGTTCAACAAGGATCCAAAAATCAACCACTCTCCAGAGGAAATAGCTGCAAATCATGGACACGCACCAGGACTAGCAGCCAAGTTGAATCAAGCGTTACAATCGCTCAAACCAGTGTACGAGAGCATTGGTTCCTCCAGGATCTACCAGGGAGACATCATTTTTACTCCGGACGTTAAGAAGAGTGAAGACATTGATGGACAAGCTCATATAACGTTTCAACCACAACTGATCAAGTATGCTGTGCCAGTTGATGAACAGAGCGTGTTGTACAATCGAGTCAAAAATGCCAGTTTCGGAATCGCCATACACGACAGTTTCAAGGGTGTGACTGATGACGGCACCAACATACGCTTCACCGCACCAAACAAGAACGTTAACGATCTGGTTGAAGCAGGCAGAAACAACAACGTGTTCATCGAGAGCAGCACGTACAATCAGAAACAGATCAATCTGGATCTACCAAGACAGACCAAGGTTCAACTTGACATGCTGTTGTCACACGCACAACAACACATCGAACAAGTGAGTGACACGTTTGACACCGCGTACACAAGCAACAACAAGTTCATGGGCATCGTGCAACGTTTCTTGAATGATGAGGTGAAGCGAGCCGAAAGCACCAAGAACAACGTGTACTCATTAGCATTTGATGGTAACAATTTTGATGAACAGGTGTTCGGCAACAGATTCAAAAAATTCCTGAACAAAAATTTTGACAAAGAATCAGCAGGCAAAGGAGAACGTGGAGTGATGAACGCTCGCGAGAGGCTCGCCAGCTATCAACGTCTATTTGAAGATGACAACTTTCAACATTTCGTGATCGCCACACATCACATGATTAGCATGAAGAGACTCATGGTGAGTTTGTTCACACGTGTGGAGAATCAAATACAAAAAACTGGTGGTAAGATTGGCAAAAGCTTCATACCACAATCAGATGGTTCTTTCGCGTTGAGCAGAGGAGAGGGTTTCGTGTTGTTTGTTGGTGACAATCAAGTGAAGATTGTGGACCGATTAGATTTCTCTGCCAAAAATCTAACAACAGGCAAGTTTCAAAAATAGATCAGTTACCCAATGCTGATTTAGCGGCTTGCTGAACTTGTTTCTTGCGATCAGTGATCGCATCTTCAACTTCATCAGCCAGGTCATCAGTGGCATCTTTCACCTCGTCATTACCTGTGGCCAGCTTCTTGGCTGTGTCCATCACAGCATCAGGTTTTTCTTCTTCATCTTTGTTGCTGCTCATGCTGGTGTATGTCTCGGTCATGATCTGATTAAACACTTCGTCAAATTTATTCATCGTTATTATTTATATTTTCAACTGATAAAACCTAAATATTCATATGACAACCCACGAACAATTACTTGAACAGTTGGAAATATATCACGCCGAAAATCAAAAATTTGATGAGAAGTTCAACAAGGCCGCAGGCACGCGTGCCAGAAAAGCGTTGAACGAGATTGGTAAGCTCACCAAGGTTCGTAGGAAAGAGATTCAAGAACGCAAGAACGAAGAAGCGTAATCACACAAGAGCCTCTTTGAGAAGCTCCACAATCTCATTTGTGTCATTCATGTTCACACTGGCCATTGTGACTGATTTGAGTTCTGGTTCTGGTTCTGGTTCAGAATCAAACCCATATTCATAATCACCATACACATCATCCTCATCTCCAGTCAGTGTGAAATCCATCGCGTCAGACGGGGGTGTGACTGGATCAGAAGCTTCTTTGTCGCTTTTAATGATGTCATCAACAACCAGTCTCAACAATTGTTGTGTATGATCAGCACGTGAAGCTCTGTTCACAAACTCCACAATATCTTGTTCAGGTACATTGCCTCTCAACTTGGCTATAGGATCCTTTATGCCACTGTATATAAAATGAGGCAAATACTTGAGTGTGATCTCAGCACAATCCTTGATCACATAATATGCACTCTTGTTGAGTATCTTGACACAGGTGTCCGGTTTCGCAGCTGCTAGCTCAGCCGGTCTTTTCAACTTGCGGTACCGAGTGTTAGTCAGCCCGAGAATCCGGTCCTCAAACATTTATTTTGCAAGTCGTTCCACTTCCGCGGCAAAATGTTTAGTAGCTGTACCTAACAAACTGGCGCGGTTTCCTTCACCAAGACCTGTGGTGGTCATAATGTTCTCAATCTCGCGAGTGAATGATCTTGATAAATCAATCAAATGTTTTAAATTAGTGCTGTTATCACACTCGTGTTTTGTTTCTTCTGAAACCTTAGTTTTCTTTGTTGCTGGCATGATAATATTTAGCTCCAATAAAAATTAATGCTACATGTTGTTTTCATTTGAAATCATCCATTCTTTTTTTTAGGTTCAGCTCCTCCATCTTGTCTCTATATTTTTTGTATCGTCGATCCAACCATCTACCACCTATGTATGCATACACGCAAATAACTAACAATCCTAGTATTATAACAGGTGATGTGTAGTCTGGTACAGGCATTTAACGCAAACCGGTTATCTCGAACACATCACGTGCCACACCAGAAGAAAATCCATCTTCAATACCTTTGACTATTACTGACACCGCGTTGTGACTATGCAAGCTCTCGTTGTGTGAAGCAACAATCTTGAAGTCCAAGATGCGTGGCTCGTTGTTTAATTTAGCATACAACAATCTAACAGCATCCTCAACAAATTTGAGTGACGCGCCATTCAACTCTGCGAATGCTTGCTCGTCCTCTCTCTTGACCATCACTTGTGTCTCTGTCTGTAATGCAGCTAAACACAATTCCTGTAAATCTTCAACCCACAACATGTCTTCAAATCGCACGCTGACCCTAGCAACACTCCGTTGACTATGAGGCACTGTTGCTCGGTTTCTGTATTTTTCAGCATGTTCACTCAACTCAAAGCTACATGGGCAAGCGGATGAATAGACGAAGTCGAAATGTATGTACTTTTTAAACTCTCCAGACTTTGTTAAATCACCCTCGAACACAACATCATAATATTGAAATCCTTCCAACCCGCTTCGAAGACTTTTTTGTCTGATAGGATATGAAATCTTCAACATGATACGAGAATCAAAACACATTAAATTTTCTTTGTATGTCTCGAGCACATCCTTGATCTTGTCTATACTGAATGTTTCGTCTTTGTGATCATAAAAGCTACGCATGATACGAGACATGTTGATACCTTTCTTGTGAGCTTCTAGGCTCACGCTACCGGTCACACTTGTTTCCAATTCAATTGTGGAACCACTACGTTTCTTGTATGTTAGTGGTAGTCTGAAATTGTGTATACCTACTTGCTGTATCGCAACAGGTGCACCCTGTATCAAACTGGATGGACCGTTTTGTAGATCAGGTAGTGATGAAATATAGTCTTTACTAGCCTCAAGTTTTGTGTCATACACACGTATTGGTGATGCATATCCTTTACTATACTCTTCCCCCATGATCTCACGAGCCACAACATCCTTCTCTCCAGTGAGCTCATCATCCCCCAACCACTCATAATTGCTTGGTGTTGTGTCGTCATTACAGTCATTACAATCCTCTGATACTGCAACATGTGTACCATTTCGAGAACTGATTTCCATTCTATTACCATTTAAAATATTACTCATCACATTAATTATAGACTAGAGTCTGTGTATTTCAACGTTATATTATAAATATTTTTAATGAGTAATCTTAACAACATCATGAGAGGTGCGTTGAAAACTACCTCGTTGCAAAAAATTAGATTCAAACGAGATCCTGGCAATGTTGAATCGACAAGTAGTTACGAAGGTTACTTGTTAGAAGAAGACGGGGTGTCAGGTTCAGCCACCATTTTTGTACCTGAGTTGTTGGATGCGATCATGAATGTAGATGCAGATTCTATCGAGATGATCAAACCACCAGTAGAATCAAATTTATGTAAATTGAAATCATCCGCGGCAAAAATGCTTGTTTCATACGAGTTTGTGACATGTGAGCTGGAACTGAAAAAACTTGACATGGTAGAGACCCTGGAACAATTTGAGTTTTATTTGGCTCAGTTTGACTTGACAGACAAAGACTTGCTGAATATATATCGTGGTAGTTATGAATAATTTTAACACTAGATTTGTTAATATATTACACCAGTTACACGAGAACAAAATTTCACGTGTTGGTTTCTTTCCCGGTTGTTTTTCTCCACCACACAAAGGCCATTACATGACAGCCAAGCAAATGGGTGTTGAGAATGATCGTGGTTTTATTATTGCATCAGATAGTTGTCGTGATGAAAAAGTAACAACTGAAAAAATGACCGCGGTTTGGAAAATTTACCTAGAAGCAATGAACATGGATAATGTCAGTGTCAAAGTGGTGTCTGGATCTCCTGTGGCGGTGACATATCAAGCTGTGAACATGCTTAACAACAACAAACTTGTGTCTAGTAAACCTATGGATATTCACCCGGATGCGCAGCAAATATTTGATCAGACCAGAGGAGGTCAAACAGAAATTTCATTGTATGCTGGTCAAGAAGATTTTGCTGGTAGATATTCTGCCTTTTTCAAATCTGAAATGTACAGTGGCAAGAATGTTGCTCACATCAACAAAAAACAAGTTGGTAGGTACGCTTCTGGTACCGAAACAAGATCCACAATATATGATATAGCCGCAGGTAAACAAGATGCAGACACGTTGAGAAATTTTTTACCGGGACCAAGTGCCGGAACTGAGTTTACAGGCCCAGGTTTTCTAACCAGTGATCAAGAGACTCAAATTGTTGATATATTGTTGTCATGAATGAAATAAGCTCAATAGCTGGTATATACATGGAGATGAAACGATCAGCTCCGCTGCAATTGATCAGAGAGACAGATGTTGATGTGATTGAACCAGAAGTCGAGAAGGACATAACTCAAATAAATGTGTATATTAAACCAGCAAGTGGTGCCATACAGCGACCATACTCTGGTGAAGTTGTCAACATAACATACCTAGATGACAATGCCACCGTGATTGCCAATGACACGAGCAACAAGAAAACGATACAAGCCATCATACAAAGTGATGGTAGTATAACGGTGAGTGTGATGGATGCAGATGGTAGAATGCAAGACACTTTCATGGGACAAAATTTAGATTTTTACGACCAGGATTCTGAAGGCAAAGAACTTAATGTAATAAAGATTGAACAGGTGTGATTGTTTGATAAATAACTATATGAACAATTCACATACAGTGTTATTATGCGGCGGAAAGAAATGTTGCCCGGAGATGTCTTTGACTGAATCAGGTGATGTAAAAATTAAAGATGATCATGGCGGTACTGTTATAATGAAGGTCAGTCAAGCCAAAGAGATTGATCGTGCGTTGAAGGAGCTCAAGGAAAAATCGAAATCTTAGCTTGCATAGGTTTAACTTACATACTCAAGTACGGCACGATACTAGATCGACCACGAGATGTTGTATGTAGGTTAAGTTTTTTTAGGGAATTATTCTCATGTAGTTTATGCTTGGGATTCTGGTCAGGTATTGTGGTCGCGACCATTGTTTATTTTACTCAACATGAAACAGTGTGGTTGTTGCCTCTAGCGAGTGCAGGTGCATGTTGGTTCATGGACAATTTGAACAACATGATACAATCTGTCGAGATAAAAATTGATAAAGACCTTGAAAATTAATTTATATATGTTATAATATATGTATGTCTTATCAGAGTACAAAAATTATCGAATTGGGTAGTTGTGCGTTCCGGCAACCTCAAGCGGATAGCCATTGTAAATTTATCCATGGCTACAGATTGAAAGCTAAATTTTGGTTTGAAGCAAGTCATCTTGATCAAAACAATTGGGTTGTTGATTTTGGTGGGCTCAAAGAGCTCAAAAAACTCATGCAGGACCAATTTGATCACACAACATGTATAGCGAGAACAGACCCAAAAGTGATGTTGTTCAAGCAGATGAGAGATGCAGGTGTGTGTGATTTGAGAATCATGGATGGTGTGGGTATTGAAAAATTTGCAGAGTGGTGTCATACCACAGCAGACAATTTTGTTGGTGTGTTAACCGAGATGAGATGCAGATGTGTCAAAGTGGAAGTATTTGAACATGAGAACAACTCAGCCATTTTTGAAACCAGAGACTCATCAACATCAGGTGCACAATACATGAACGACAAAGCTGATGAGATTGAACGCAGTATGCAGAATAACGAACCGGTGGTAGATCATCACTTTATTAAAGATGAGCCAACTGAAAAGTTAGTCAAGCCAGTTGTTGATAATGTGACCCAACCACCTTTTGCCAAGAAAGCAAAACAAGGGTTATGGCCAGAAAAACAAAAAAACACGTGGTTAGATAAGTCAGGTAAATCAACATGGGGATTTTAATTTATGAGCAGTAAACAACACATTAGTGGTATATTGACACAATACATCGGCAAGCGAGACGAAGTGCTAGCTGATCTAGATGTTTACCTCCGGTCACCTGTAGGTGTAGGAGAACATTCTGATATTGGTCAAGAGATTAGAACAAAGATTAAAGAACTTGATAAGTTAGATTCTTTGATCGGTACAATAAAAAATTATTTTGGAAACGACAATACAGCCCAAGAAAGCACCTCCTCGGAAGTCGAGTAAGGTAGACACCTTAAACATCTCGGAGGACTTTTACTCTATACAAGGTGAAGGTGCAACAACAGGTGTACCAGCATATTTTATTCGGCTCAAAGCATGTAACTTGATGTGTGGTGGCCGAGACGGTAGTCTCATGGAAGAAGGTAAAGCAACGTGGTGGTGTGATACTGAGTATGTGTGGAGAAAAGGTTTAGAAAAGCCTTTCGAGTACTTGACAGATCGTTGGACTGACCAAGGTCTCATGGACTGGATCAAACAAGGTCGCGTGCATCTCATATGGACAGGTGGTGAGCCAACCATTCCTAAAAACCAGCGAGGTATTTCTAATTTCCTAGATTGGTTTGATGTGCAATATTGTTCAGATGTGGCATGCACTCCATACAGTGAAGTTGAAACAAATGGTACTATTTTTATTGAAGATGGTTTTTTCAACAAGCTTGATCAGATCAATTGTTCTGTTAAACTCGCGAACAGTGGTATGAATGCCAAGAGACGCATTGTACCAAAGGCTCTTGAACGAATCATGAGTCATAAGAATTACTTTTTTAAATTTGTGATCAGCACAGAAGATTGCCTCAAAGAGATTGTCGAGGATTTTGTTGATCCATTTAACATTGATCCTAGACGGGTCCTGATGATGCCTGGACTTGACAAGCGTGAGAATTATCATGAACGTACATTGTTTTGCATGGACATGGCAAAAAAATATGGATTTGTTGGTCTCACTAGATTGCATGTGAGTGCATGGGATCAGTTGACAGGTGTATGAGTCAAAAGTTTGTATGCTGGTATGATGTTGAAAAACGTTGTGGTCGCATTGCAGATCAAATTAAAGATTCAGAAACACACATTGATGCCATCATAGGTTTGAGCCGCGGTGGGTTGGTCCCTGCCACAATTGTCGCTCATTTGTTAGGGATACGTGAAGTGTTGGTACATGGATACCACAGTTATGATGACAAGACAAACATGAGAGATCCAGAGAACCACCATGGTATCATGTATCAAGATGTTGTTAACGATCTGATGAAAGGTTTGCATGGTAAGCATGTGCTGATTGTGGATGATTTATGTGATGCTGGTATAACCATGGACGGTCTAACCAAACGACTATACAACAAGTTTCACAAAGGTGCGGTGAACTTCATGACTGCAGCGTTGTATTGTAAAGATCATAGTCAGTTCAAACCAACTTTTGTAGGAGAGCATTGTGGTAATGACTGGCTTGTGTTTCCCTGGGAACAGTGTAAATATTGTTACGCACAATGAGAATAGCAATATCTGGGACCGCATGTCAAGGAAAGACCACTCTACTCAACGACTTTCTCAAGACATACACTGATTACAAAACACCGGAAAAAACTTACCGGTCTATCATACAAGATGATAAGCATAGCAAACAGGCTAGTGTCGAAACGCAATGGAAAATACTCGATTTCATGTCTGAGCAACTCACCCAACATCGTTCAGGTGACAATGTTATATTTGACAGATGTCCTCTGGACAATATAGTGTACAGTTTGTGGTGCTATGAACGTGGTATTGATGGTTTTGACAAGGAGTATATTGACAAGACAATTGCTTTGTTTAGAGAGACAATGAAGCTGTTGGATATTATATTTTTTATACCTATCACCCGAGTTACAACTATTGAGATTGAAGGTGGCACACAACGCGAGACAGATGCTCAATACATAAAAGAAATAGACAATTTATTCAAAGCCATGTATCAGCAATGGCTACAACCGGAATCATCATTTTTTGAAAAGGATGATCGACCAGCCATAATCGAAATTTTTGGATCTCCACAAGAAAGAATGCACATGGTCAAATTGTATGTTGATGAAGAGTCAGGTGACGCAGTCAGTGAACAAGGTATTTTGAATCCAACAGAGATACAAGACATAGAATCACAGTTTCGTAACAGCGGTGACGGTTACACGGACGTAAACAACATAAATAAGCTCACAATTTAATAAATAATGTTGTGAACAACTACAACACTAAATTTGAAACAATACTAGAGCGTTACGGTATACTCAGCACCGTTGTCAAAGAACGGTTTCCACGCAAGCTAAATTTGAGTAATGAGTTTGTTGCTGCATTCAGAGAAGAGTTCAAGAACCAAACCGCATCAACCATCACAGAGGATGAGGATGGTAATCAAATAGAGACACCCGGCAGAAGCAAAAACACCGTGTTGCGTGAGATGCAAAAAGCACTAAAGTTTCTATCCAAAGGCGTGTAGTGCATAAATGGTTGTTGACACAGGCACACATGTAATATATAGCGCGGTATTTGGAGACTATGATAATATAGTCAAGCCGGAGATAATACATGATAATGTTGATTATGTATTGTTTACAGATTACCCTGATGTTGAACATATAACTGAACCTTGGCAGGTTGTGTATGTTGACTGGTTTGACACAACTGATATAAATTACAAGAATCGCCGCGCGGCAAGACATTTTAAAGCTCTACCACACATTTACATGCCAAACCACCATGTTAGTGTTTGGATGGACATGACACACCAGGTGATGATGAACCCTCATTTAATCGAGTGTGAATTTTTACAACAAGCGGATATTGCATTGTTCAAACACGAGATCAGAAATTGTGTTTATACAGAAGCTGCTGCTGTGGTTTCTTTTAAATTTGATCACGTTGAACGTGTTGTCAAACAAATAGAATTTTATAAACAAGCCAAATATCCACCCAGTAATGGATTATGGGAGACACCAGGCATGGTCAGACGCAACTGCAATATCGTCAACAAATCCAATCTATTGTGGTGGGAAATGATGTGTCGGTTTTCCTCTAGAGATCAAATAAGTTTACCTTATATACTTGCAAAACACAAAATAACACCTGCAATTTTACCAGGTATGGCTGGAAAATGTTCGCATGTCAACAACGACATAATACGTCAAACAAGCGTGCACCGATATCATGCAAAATGATTTGAAAGTTTGTCTTGGTCGATTTCTCGGCAATTACTGCCCGCCCAGATCAACCAAGGAATCGAGATTGTTGGAATTAAAAAAAACTCTCAGCATGGATAAACGTACTAACCCTGACACGCTGTGGATTTTAAACAGGGTATATGACACTCACTATCTTGATGATGTAAAAACCATATTGAATAACAATCAACAACAATTTTCAGAAATACCTTTTGTGTATGATACATTCAAAAATATAAAAGATGATAAACAAAAACTGAGATATGTTTTCAATTTGAACAACGCGAGGAACACTGTCGTGACACGCGGTCTCGAAACACATGATTATATTATTTGCGCGGATGGAGATTTATTCATGGATGATGTTAAATGGAACGAGATGTTGTCCAACATACAATCAAAACCAGACATGAACTATTACGTGCTCTGGCATCATAGAGTTGTTAATGAAACTAAAAATACATTTAAAATGATGTCTGTGAAATCGCTTTCAAACACATGTCATTCAACTGAACCAGTTTTAATTTTTACAAATAAATCAACTCAATTTTTTGATGAGCGTTTATATTATAATGATAACTGTAAGAATGAGCTTTGCTTTCGAATTGGTTTGAATCATAGCAATTATATAGATGCAGCCAATAAAATACAATCAAAAGCTAATCTGAGTAAAATAGGTGGAACTGAATGGACTACCGCAGGAGTTATATATCATCTTGCACTTGATGGAACTGAAGATCAAGAATCAAGCGTGGTTAACAGATGCGCGGCACGTGCCAAAGCAATACAATCTGTATGTTCCAGAGTTGATGACTTTTACAACGGTTAATAGGTTGATTTTATCAACATATACTGTATAATAGGAGTATGATTGTAAAGAATTTAAACATGTATGATGGAAATCTTTTGCACAACAGATTTGCATACACTTTTTTCAAGAAGAGAACTCTCCCGATTGGTAACATAATCACGTTTCGCGGACCCATGAAAGTGGAAGCAGATGGTATGATTGATCATGAAGACATGCTCAACAATGATTATATCTATAGTGATGATGCTATCAATTTCATGTGGGAGATACCAGGTCTTGACACGTTCGGAGCGGTGGCTTGGCAACGACTGTTCAACACCAGCATCGCCAACGTGTTGCAAAGTTTGATTGGTGCACCAATCGAGGTGGATGGAGATGATCTGATCGTGCACAAGGAGTTCACACATGGTGGTATCATTCAACCCAAAGGCAAATGCAGCGTGAGCATCACACATGTAAAAGATGGAGCCGCGTTGGGTCACACCGGGATCAACATCACTGCTGGTGATGAAGCACCCAGCTTCGCGTACAGCACCAACCTGACAGATGATCAGGTCAAAGCATTTCAAGACACTGTCGTGGAGATGTTTTATGCCATGAACGACGACATGTTTCTGGCAACTACCAAGATCATCAGCAAGTAGATGTTCGAGCATCTGAATGACATCATGTTTCACAAACGTGGTGATCAATTGAACAATGTGGATCACGAGACAGATTACAACATGTACATGATCAACAGATGGATCAGCATGTACTCACCAGACACGTGTCATGTGATAAACTCTACAACAAACTGGTTGCACCCGGTGTTTGAAACCAAACAACAACATTATAATTTTTTATGCAAGGTGTTACCAACATACAGAAAGAAATTTATCAATTATATTAAAAAGCATAAACCGGAACAATCTGAGTCAGATGAACCGGACAACATCGAGTTGATGAGTCGCGCAGTTGAACTATCTCAAAAGGAGATTAAATATTTGTTACAACAACGACATGAGCGCCAACATCGATCAAATCACACCAACTGAAAGTCTAATGGATCTGTCTCGCTACACCAGTAGCGAGTTCACAATACCAGATCATCAAATCGAACAATTGTTTGATGACGTGATACTGGCTGAGTATGTGGACGTGTCACCGGATGGTAACGCCATAAAACGAGGCGGTATATTCATACCTCTAAACACTGCTCCCCGTGCATGGAGAGTTGCTCAAGTGCTACTGGTAGGTGACAAATGCACCAGTGTCAAACCAGGTGACCGTATAGTTTTTCCAGGTGACATGGGCATTCCAATCACCAAATTGCAATACACTTCAATCGATGGTGCACCTGCACAGGTGGCCAATGGTGTGTTTCTCAACGAGGAACGAGTATTCGGGGTGGCTGCTCCAACAACTGATGAAAGTAGCACTACCGACACTCAAGGGACTGCTTGACTCGAACGTCCTGGAAATCAAGTTCACCAGGAGAAGACCCAAACCAAACACACCACCAACACGCAGAATGCTGTGCACCAACAGCCGAGAGCTGTTGCAAAGTGAACCCGGTAGAAAAGCTTTGAGGTTTGAACAAACCTGGAGACCACCAAAATACAACCCGGCAGGAAAAAATCTGGTGCTTGCATGGGACATATTCAAACAAGACTACCGCATGATCAATTGTGACAATGTGGTGGTGGTGAGTCAAATACCGGCCGATGAAGAGTTCTGGAATTACTTCAACAACACGTTGCGCAAGATGAGTGCGGAACAGAAAATGACATTTTTTAACTTGTAATGAAACAAATAATCGAACAAATGCTGTCAAACATGTTGCAACGTGACGTGCACCTCACCTGCAACTGCAAAAACATAAAACAAGGCAAACTGATCAACTACGCGTTGAATGACTACGTGATATCACTGACCATCAAAAACAGCAAGGATCAGTTAAAAAATTATGACGTGTACTACCCGTACGAAGTGACTGCAGAAGATCGCACCGTGACATTCGATTACACTCTAGATACATTGACCGCTGGCCAGTCTGCATTGCAGCAATCGATTCTCTCCCACAGCACCAATATCAAGAATCACAAGCTGTTTGACTCGCGTCTGGTTTTTAATTATTAGCAGATTTACTGCTCCAGGTTGCAGAGTCGTTGTTACACAATGCACCTATGATATGATCGTAGGAACATTGATGTACTGATTACAGTTCCAGTGTGGCTGTTATCGCTGTACAGAGTGAACACTCTTTCGAGATTTTGACTTTATGAAGAATCCTGACCTATAAACTTCGGTTGTTGAAACCGTCAAAATATGCCGCTGTGGCGCAGTTCGGTGCGATGCGAGTTTTACGTCGCCGTTTTTGGTTCGTCACTCAACGAATGGGTTTAATTTAGCTTGATCCGTTCCAGCAGTTCTCTCTGCCGAGTCATTCCCGTCGATAAGTTGACCAACACTCACGCTCGTGTACCGAAAACGCGGACGGGTGATGCGTAGCGTTGTCTCACACTCGTGCATCTATAACAATTATACGACTTTATTAGAGAAGTCAACTGTCAAATATATAAATAATGTTACTATGGCAGTAAAAATTGGAACAACAACAGGTACAGCAGGTGCTGGCACAATCACTTTAACACAAGATGCGGATGAAGACACAGCATTCTCTGAAGAGTATGGAGTTGGTAATTATGCTGACAACATGAAAATAGCTATTGATGATAATGATACCATTTACACAGTAACTGACAACGACTCTGGTACGCTTAGCATCACTCCAGTGTTGTCAGATGATGTCGCAGCTGATACTGATGTGTTTAAAGTTTATGAAGGTGCCCATGGTACGGTAAGTGAACATCTTCGCAAGCGTTTGTTAGGCTACATCTAATATACACAACATTATGCTTGTCAATTGATAAGTAATAATGTGAAGAAGCGACCTTTTTATTTTGAGATCAAGGATGTGCTGGTTCAGTTCATCTCTGCATTTGATGATGTGGTGATATCTCGATACAACCGGCAAAGACAATCACAAGGTGATGTGCCTGTCAGGTATGTGTATGCACCTAAGCAACGTGTTGTGCATGATCTGGTGAACAAGGCTCGACACATCACACTACCTGCAATCGCGGTGAGCATCAAGTCTATACAGTATGATAAAAACCGTACATTCAACAAGATAGCAGGTTCATACCACACACGAAAGGATGTGTTTCAAGGTCATGAAATGAGCACCGTTACAGATCACCTGGCTCAACCTATTCCGATAAACATTGATGTGAACATGTCTGTATTGACAAAATACCAAACAGACATGGATCAAATTTTAAGTAATTTTGTACCGTATAATTATCCTTACATTGTGATATCATGGAAAACACCATCTGAATTGCTACAGGACCAGCAAGAGATACGAACAGAAATCGAATGGTCTGGTAGTTTGAATATGGATTATCCAGCAGAATTAACAAGCGGAGATCCGTACAGAGTGTCTACGGACACCGGGTTCACTATAAAAGCGTGGCTGTTCAGACATAAAGATGATCCGACCGGTAATATTTTTACAGTCAACAGTTATTTCACGCCAGTGTCTGGAATTGAAGGGTTGACATGAACGAGCCCCCGACATCAACACCCAGTATCTATTGTCCGGATAACGATCGTATAATCGTGAATGCTCCGGTGGAGGAAAATTTCTTGTCCGGTACATACACAATCGCACACAAATCATCTGTTGGTGTCAAGTATTTAAACAAAGAAAACAATATAAAAATAACATACAGCACCAAGGTGAACAACATTGTTGGTGGTCATTGGCGGTGGTCAAACAACGCACCACCATACACGTTGTATTACGCGAACCCATCAAAAATCGCATGTATACCAAAATTCGATTGGACTGATCTTTCACAAGATACATTCACAGGATCCATAGTGAGTGATCATGATGTTACATACCAAGTATATCAACCTAGTCAAGTGCCCGGGGAAATATTTGATGTGTATCAAAAATGTTCCACATATGATGTGTATCAGAGGTGCACCATCTCTCCGATTGTAACACCTACTGTCACTGTAACATTACCGGTGCAAACTCCAATACCAACGCCAAAACCAACACCTACAACTGAGCCTATATACGTAACAATACCAGTCGCTCCAGTCGGTATAATAAGAAATGAACTTACTGAACACATGTGGGTTAAGGCTGTACCAACCATAACATTTTCTAGCCGTNTNAGTGTTGATAGGCAGTTCACACCTAAAAAACTCACACTANATGGTTTGAGNATGAATCATACAGACAGTATATACATGACTGGTGATCAAGATGTGTTTAGTGATACATTACAACAGGTGGACATGTTTTCGCATGTGCCTTCTTTGAGCGCGGACTTTCCAGGTTTTTATGGTTTACCAGTCGATTATATAATCAAAGATGAAAACACCGTTGATGTGTTCATTAATGGTGTTGTACAACCAGGAGAAATTGATATTGTAATTGTGAATAGGGCAGGATACAGTGGTTTATCACCTACTTACACCACAACAGAATGGACAGATTACAATTTACAGAATCGTTTGATTAATATCAAATAGCGTATAAATATTAGTTATAACATGGCACAGAAGCAAAATAGAGAAAGTACATTTGGCAGGTCGTTGATGAAGTACATTGGTAGTCGCATACCATATTCGAATGTTGACTCCATGCAAGCTGTTAACGAGATAAATCCAAAATATAAACTGTTTTATAATACTGGTTCAGACCGTGATCGGTTGTTGACTAAACATTCTATATCGAGAAACATAACAGACGATGATCATCCGAATGGAATGATGAGCGTTGATAAGAATTACCATCAATTCATGTATTCAAACGTTGATCATGACAAAGGTAAGCGTCTGAGAGATTACAGAATCATGTCGATGTATTCTGAAGTCGCGGATGCGCTAGATGAAATATGTGATGATTTTATTGTGCCAGATGAGAATGGTCATATAATCAACATGGATTTTCATAATAAAGATTTTAACCAGATACAAAGAACGGAACTTGAAAAAGAATTCCGGAGATTCATAAATTATTTCGATCTAGAAAACAAAGGTTGGGAGTATTTGAGACAATTACTAGTTGATGGTGAGTTGTATTTCGAGCATATCATACATGACGATCATAAACAAAAGGGTATACTTGGTATTGTGAGTGTGCCAACAGAGCTGATGGATCCTGTTTATGACAACGTGCAAAACATGATCACACGTGGGTATCTGCTGCGACGACCAATTATCAATCCCAAGACAGGTACTACAGAAAAGGTGGAGTATATACCTTTTGACCGGAATCAAATAACATACATAAACAGCGGCACATGGAATGAGGATCGTACAGTTCGTATGCCGTTTATCGAAAATGCTCGTCGAGCGTATCGTCAGTTAAGCTTGATCGAAGATGCAATTGTTGTGTACAGATTAGTTCGTGCACCAGAACGGTTGGTGTTTAATGTTGATGTGGGTAACATGGCTCCACCTAAAGCAGAAGCATATTTGAAGAAATTGATGCATTCATATTGGTCGCGTAAAACATACGACAACGCACAAGGTGGCACGATCAACGCGTTTGATCCACAGTCCATGTTGGATGCATTTTGGTTTGCAAAACGAGCAGGTAGTGAAGGCACATCTGTTGACCAACTAGCCGGAGGAGCAAATCTAGGTGAGTTGACTGACCTGATGTATTTTGTTAAGAAGCTTTACAAATCATTAAGAGTACCGGCAAACAGATTGGAACCAGACTCTAATTACCAAGATGACACTTCAGTATTAAGAGAGGAACTTAAATTTGCTAAATTTATTATCCGCTTGCAACATCAATTCACATTAGGTTTGAAAGAGGCTTTTATCACACAACTCAAATTAAAAGGCATTTGGAAGAGTTACAAGCTGAAAGAGAATGATATTGAAATGACTTTCAACCCACCGTCCTCGTTCCATGCGTTACGTGAACAGCAAATATTTGATTTAAAATCTTCCAATTACAACAATTTAGCCACAGGTGAGTTTGTTTCAAACACTTTTGCTCAAAAGAAGTATCTTGGATGGGAAGATCCAGAAATAAAGCAAAACAGAGAATGGTTGCGTAAAGATAAAGCACTAGCATTTGAATTGGCGCAAATTGAAACCATGGGTCCTAATTGGGAAGAAATAGCTGCAGCACAAGCTGAAGGTCAAGCCATGGCTGCTGGTGGTATGGGTGACACAGGAGGTGCGTTGCCTCCACCAGAAGGTGCCCCTCCAGAATTTGGTCCAGGTCCGGAAACTGGGGGAGAACCAGCGGAACCAATAGATGCTGGAGCCGGGGAAGTAGAAACAGCATTACCTGATTAAAATTACTACAAAATCGCATAAATAATGGCGTACGTTGTTATGCCAGATTATGTGAATAAAAAATTTGAGGTCGTTGGCGACCTGGTATTGTCAGGAACTTCTGTCCGTGAAATATTTGAGTACAAAATCACCCCACCAGCGGTACAGTTTGTCACAACTACATTTGGTACACTCACAGGAAAAGAGATAACCATTCCAGAACAATCACTTGTATTGTCTGGAGCTGATCTGTCCATTACAGGTGGTAACACAGTTGATCTAACAAACATCATACCAGAGATTGATACACAAACTTTATCTCTGACCGGGACAAATCTGTCTATAGACAGAGGTAACACAATCGATCTTGCCAATCTAATACCAGACATTGATGCACAAACATTAACATTTTCTGGTACCAATTTGTCCATAGACAGAGGCAACACAGTGGATCTCAGCTCATTGAATCAAACATTGAGTGTGTCTGGTACAGAGTTGTCTGTATCTGATGGCAACACAGTTGATTTGGCATTTTTAGCCGAGGAGCTCGATGATCAAACTCTCAGTTTGTCCGGGAGTGATCTGAGCATCTCAAATGGCAATACTGTGGATTTAAGTTCCATGAGTCAAACACTGAGTGTGTCTGGTACTGAGATGACAATTTCAGATGGTAACACCGTAGATTTA